ATTAAATTCATTACACTAGAAAATTCTGATGGATCATCTTTCATTACTAATCAGTTTACACTACAATCCTATACAAACTCAATTTAATTAACATCAATTTACATTTAATTAACGATGAATAAGAATAATAAAAATTATATTTAATATAATTAAAAATAATTTTTATATATTTGACATTAAAATTGATTTAATTACATAAAATAGACCTGTAAAAATCGAATGACGGCAACTTTTATGAAATTCGTGAAAGTAATAATGATGCAATTTCAAAACAAATTACTGGACAATACGTTCAAAAAGAACTTATTTTAGATATTGCTTCATGGATTTCTCCACAACGATGTTCGATCCAACACCACTTTGGACACCAAATGCTTATATTTTGTGGTATTTACCAAGAATTGAAGAACCGACCCGTTCAAAAATAACAATTTATTACTGGAGTAACTCGATAAATTTTTTTTCTTTTTTACTATACAATTTCAATGATTTCAAATTAGGACAACAATTTTTAAACTTCAGCAGAAAATCTTTCTTTTTCAAAAACTCTTCTTCAGGTCGAATTTTCAGATATTCAATTGTTAGAAATTCTTGATCAAAATTAAAGTTTGCCGATGGCGGGCAAGCTTCTTTACCGCTTCGCGGCGCGGAGCTTTGCTCCGTACGGGTGGGACCCGGCCGCGGAGCGGCGACAAAGTCGCAAGCTTCTAATTCCAAATCACCAATTTTTATTTTTTCAATTTTTGGCATTTTTAACATTTTTTCGAACAATTCCATATCTGTCGATTCATAAATTAATTCTTTCAAATTTAAACAATTTTCTGTCACGAGAATCATCATTTCTTTGTCATAAATATTTACATTTAATTTTTCTAAATTTGTATGAGTACATAAATTTTGAGCAATACTTTCATAAAACTGATTGTAATATTCTTCGTCGTAAACTTTCCAATAATCATTAATTTCTAATTCTTTTATATTAGATGGCCCTTTTGGAAAAAAAGGTGTTCTTAGAGCATGCATTGTAACTTTTTCAAGTGTCGGAATTTTAAAAAAAGCTTCTAATGCTTCTTCAGTAAATTTGAAACAACAATCCTCAAAATATTGTACTGAATCTTCTTGCAAATATAATTCTTTTAAACATTTTGAATTTTGAGCAAATTCGATCCAATATTTCATTTCCATAGATACTCCTTGTGCATAAAAATATTGCAAATTATGAAAGAGAGCTAAATTTTTAAATAAATTAAATATATTAGATGATTCTTCACAATAAATACTTAAGCATTTAACTTGTTCAGGAAATGACACATCTGGATGTAGTGATTTAATAGGAGGTTGAAAATCGCGATCTGTAAGAATTAAAACTGATTTATCTTTTCTCTTTCGAATAACTTCAGGATCTTCGCTATATTTGTATGTTTTTGTATTGAAATCATAGCTATTCATTTCGTTACGATGTCTTTCACACATTTTTATTTTTATTCTTAATTTCTTAATTCAAAAATCATTTAAAGGTTTCAAATTCTATTAATAAAAATGAACTTAATTTCAATTACAATATTTTTATTATTTCTTAATCTTGTTACACCAACACCGTATCAAATTAATGATAAAGAAAAAACAGCTATTCAATATTTAGCTCGCATTTATGCAATGTTAATGAACACCTTTGATCCAAGAGAAGTATCTGAAGATTTTTTAATTCTTGAACAAAATCAACAAGAAATTAATGACTTCAGTTCAGTTGCTATTTATCTTATCACGAGACTTGAAACAGATGATGAAATTTCAAGAGTTCCAAAATATCTTCGTTTAGAAATATTTTGGGGTGAAGTTTCAAGTTATAATCAGCATCTACATTTTGACAACAAACCGATGACTTTCAGACTTTTCAAGCAAATGTTTCACAGTGTAATTCAAAAAGGGTTAATAAGACCTAACGAAGAATACTGCATTGAAAGCGATAGACAGGATTTAATTACCGAACAACAAATTAGAGAAGCAATTGACAGAATAGATATTAATGATATTGATCGAACAAATACAAAACTAAATAAAGCTTTGCCAAATGAATTATTTAATCATACTGATTATGATAAATCATTAACAATTCACCATATTATTTCTAGAAAAGTCTATTCAAAATTTAGAATATACAGTGATGCAATTTTAGCTAATTACAGAAGAGAATTAACGCAGAGCAAGAAATATGATTATTTTAAAATTAGAGATCACAACAGACGTAAATTAATTTATCCAAATATCAAGCAAATATTTGAAAAATTGAACACAAAACCGGATTATACACATTTTGAAGAAGATAGATATTTCAAAGATTTTATGAGACGTATTGAATTGATACCAAGTGGACTTGTGTTTTTAGGACCATCATCTGAAGAGAGATCTGACGATCCTGCTCATTTCAATAATAAACAAAAGAAAAAAGAGTATATTGATCGATATGGCGTATTCGATCTTGATTTTGATCATGCATGTAAAAGCATCGTCGGTCCTGATTATTATAACAGATTGATAAGGTTGTATGAAAAAATAAAGAAGTACATCGAAAATGCAAACGAACGTACGTTAGACAGAACGTTTGAAATAAATGATGAAATAGATAATATTCATTTTTATAGAGAAGATGATTCAATTTATCCATGGTTTGAATGGCATTCTCATGCTGATTGGAATTACGATCCAGACGCAAAAAAAAGTAAATATTGGAAAGCTAAGACGTTAGAAGAGAAAAATAGACCAGGTACATCTGGTTATATTCCTACTACAACTACATCAACAACAACATCAACTACATCTAAAACCATAACTACAACGACAGAAGATGTTTTGGCTCATTTGTTAGATGGTATGAAAATTGATGATAGATTTAAATATTTCAGACATGATGGTCTTCGTAGAAAACGAAGTCAATATTTAGATCCTAATTTATGGATTCGAAATTTTGTATGTCCTTCCAAAGAAATAAGCAGCTCTGCTGCCCGGCACTCTTCGAGTGCTACAACAACACCAAAACCGACCGACGCTCCCAATGGATTTTGGTGCAGTCCTTTCTACTTGAGACTTAATCCAATGCAATATTTTTATTGTAAACTTACAGGTCATCATAATTTACATTTCTTCTAAATGATAATAAATTTTAGTCGCGCTTCGCACAATGAAAAGAGGGATATTGAAGATTAAAAATAAATAATCTCTTTTAAATTTTAACACACGATTGTGTGATAAAATTATTTAAATATTTAAATTCATTTAATAAAAACATGAATTCGTATAATGAAGTAATAGAAGAATCTGATGAAATTTTATTAATGAAAAAAGTTTATAAACATGAAAATTTAAAAATTCAACAAGGTCACTTAAATCAAGCGTTCGATCTTTTAATTAATGTTTTGTATGTCACTTTTGCAAACACAAAATTTAGTTCTCTTGTGAATAAATCTGAATCAGATCCAACGAGTACAGCTGAAATTATTTCACGAAATATTGAAAAAGTAATCAAAATTAAAGAATGGAGCAAAACAACATCGACTATTGTATTTTCAGCCTTTAAAAAATTAATATCGGAAACAGCAATATCTCCAATATTTATTCAAAAATTATCAATAATTATTACTCCAAAAATGGATAGAAAATCAGATGAATATTGTCTTCCTTCTATTTATAAAAAATATCATCAAGAACACCCTGGAAAAAAATTATTACTCTCGTGGATCAACATTTGTAAAACAACTACAAGAAATAAGTCACAAACAACATTAAGACAAATCATTTCTTTTTGTTTGCTTATATGTGAAAAATTAGAATTAAATATTGATTGTTTTGATACAGAAAAAGCAAAAAAATTGGAATTTGAAAATATTAAAAATGTTGTTGAAAATTTACAAATGAAAATGGATTTATCAATTAGAATTCGTTTTGCAACTGTCATTGTCAAATCTTTTTTTAAACATGAGAATATAACATACGAACAATTTACATCTTGGGCAAAATCCGTTCCAAAATTTAAGAAAGAACAAGAAAGCGAAACAGATCTTCATAGATTATCAAATAAAGAACTAGAACTTCTGTACGAAGCATCTAAATCAAATATTAGAGACGAATTGATGGTGTTGTTAATGTCAACAACTGGTATTCGCGTGGGTGGGTTATCTAATATGATGGTAAATAACGTTTGTAAAACAATAGGACGGGATGTCGTGATAAATGAAAATGCTAAAACTCTTGAAAAAGGGGGTAAATTGTTTTCTTTCGTTTTGACACCAAATACAAAATTATTACTTCATAAATGGATCACTGAACATCGTAAAGCACATTCTCAATATCTTTTTCCAGGAAGAGGGGATAATCCTATCAGTACGAATCGAATTGGAAAAATAATTAAAGAAATAGGTGAAAGAGCTGGAGTTACAGGTCCGCATGTTCATCCTCATGCATTGCGACATACATTTGCTCATTTGCTTCTTGAATCTGGTAATGATCCGGGACTCGTTAGCAAAATGATGGGACATTCGTCAAGTAGAACGACAGAGATGTATTATTTGAAAGAAAGTGCAGTTGAAGCTAGTAAAAGATGTAATATTCCATGGTTAGTAAAAGATAAAAAACAAGAACCTTTACCAAACTTTTTGAAAAGTAATGTTGTTATTCAAAAACCTGTTAAACTGAGAACGAGTAAATCTAATAAAAATAAAGCACTGAAATTATTAGCACAAGATTTTAACAATCTTTCAACTGTAAACGAATGAATAATTTGTAACCTGCGAAGGTTCTTTATTTTATACTTAAACGATCCTTCTTCACCTTCTGAATCACAATTTTTTTTGATTTCCTCGATGCAAAGTGTCTTTTCTTGAATTTGTTGTTTTTGAATATCAGTAACAACGCCGTGATATGTCAATATTCAATAAATGTACTTTTGAATAAAATTTGAATTTTACGTGCAATAAATATTCAATTAAAAAAATAAAATGAATACTGAAAATAAAGTTTTGTCGTTGAAAGATCTTTCAACAATAATATCTAAACAAACTAAAAATATCAACATTTTACCTCAAACACTTCAAAATGATGTTACTATGATCAAAAAATGTTGTTTTTTCAAGAATTCCGATTCAAAATCAGATCAAGCGGTATTGTGCGCTTGTAAATACGGACATCTTGACTGTTTACAATTTTTTAAAAATATTGATGTAAATGATGAAATTAAAGACAAAATGATGAAGTTTGCTATAAAATATAGACATTTTGATTGTATAAAATACATGATTGATGAAAATATTAAAATATCGCTTGATGTAATCGAACAAATGATTAAAAATAATAACATCGATGCGTTTAAATTTGTGCTACATCAGTTAAAAGAAAAAGATCGATTGCTGTCTGTTTTGGAACATAGAAGGTTTCCACTTAATGCTACAAATTTATTATGTTCATTGAATCGTGTAAAATTTATTGAAGAGCTTAGAAATCATAATATTATGCTACATCCAGATTTTTCAGATATGCCAAAGTTGATAAAAAATGGTCAAAAAAAATGTTTTGATCTTGTTCTACCATCCGTATCTTTGGATGAACAATGTTTGATAGAAGCAATTAGATATTGTCCGGCCAAAGTTAAAAAGAAGAAAAATGATTATTTCAATGTTTCAAAAAATATTACTATGTCTAAATATTTTGTAGAAGAACTTTTGGATGATGGCATAGAAGTAGTGACATCGTTGTCAATTTACGAAGCAATCAAAAAACACGATGACACACTTTTGAAAAAGATATCAAATTATATTTTGGATGATTTTGACGAAGACAATATCATAATGCTTGACAAAAAAACCATGCATTTAATTGTAGATTTGAATAGAGTTGAACTAATTGAAGAGCTAAGGGATTTCATATATCCCAAACCTGCATATGAAGGAGCTTTGTATGCAATATCAAAAAGCTATATTGGTATCTTAAAAGAAATAATGGGGTATGACATGGTTAGACAAAACGATTGGTACGAATTAATAACATATTCATTTGAAATGTTTGAAAAAAGTAGTGTTAATAATCTAACAAGTTATAAATGTTTCAATTACATGTTGAACTGGTCTTTGCGATTAATGTTGTATAAAACAATTGAGAGAGAAAATGAAAACTTGTTTTTAATAATGTCTAAAACATTAAGGTCTCGAGAAGTACCTGACATTCATGAACAAGAAGTATTCGAACTGTCATATTTTGGAATTAAATGGGATTGGAATACTTTTGAAAATTTGGCAAAACAAGTTCAATATTTTGATAAAATAAAAATAGAATTTGAAAAATTGAAACTTTATTTTAAAAACGGCTTACATTATGAATAAATTTTTTATAATTATTTTATATCTCGTTAAAGATAAAAAATTACTAAAAATTTAATATTTTAAGATCTTTTTTGTGTTTTGGTTTAACATGTTTAAAAAGAGCATCTTGAATATTTTGATATCCCAAAATTTCACATAAATCTTTTCCACAGAAATATGGATGTTTATGAGTACCAACAATTTTTAGGGCCGCTTGCGGCCCCGGCGCAGTTTCGCTGCGCACTTTTTGATTTTTCTTACTCGAAATATCAAACGTGATATAATCGCCTGTTAAATTTATTAGCGGCCATTGGCCGCCGGTGCTTTGCACTAAAGTGTTCATTGTG